ATCGACACCATCAAGTCGCTGCAACAAAATTATGGCTACGCAGGTGAGCGTCTGGTGCAGTACTTCGTGGATAATGTTGAGCTTTTGCAAAAACTTGTGCCCGAGTCCGTGCGCTATGCGTACACCGAGTTCGGCGCTACAAACGATGAGCGCTTCTGGATGGCTGGCATCGCCACCATCATTGCTATTGGGTCAATCTTTGGCTCCAAGCACACAGGCATCATCAACTTCCCCATGAAAGAGATTATTGGTGTTATCAAGAAAACGATTGTTGCGGCACGCTCGAACGTGCGCTCAAGCGCGAGGTCGGCTGAGGATGTACTCAACTCATATACACGCGACAACTACGGCAGCTTTATCGTCATCAAGCACGTTGAAGGCGGCAAGATTTTGGCAGAGCTTGGGCACGGCGGGATGGTTGACCAGTCACTTACTCGCAACAAAATTATGGGCCGTGTTGAGCATGGGATGACCACCGACCACATTGACTACTACATCGAAGAGCAACTGCTCAAGGCGTACTGTTCATCAATGTCTTTCGGTTACGCCGATTTCAAGCGACAATTGGCACAACAATTCAGCGTCTCGCACATGCCCAAGAAGGACATGACGTCTAGAACCAAAGGCCCTCAAATGCGAGTGTCAGCGTTGAAGATCAGTCGTCGTATATCGGACATGGATGATGAAATTAAAAATACACTATCCTTGGGAGAAGACTGAAAAGGGGCAGGGATTCTTCATCCCTTGCCTTGACACCGATGCCGTGCGCGAAGAAGGTTTGAGAGCCGCAATCTCTCACAGAATGCTGGATGCTCGGGCTATGCCCGGCATCCGTGACGGCCTCATCGGGGTGTGGTTTTTTCGTAGACCCCACGGACATTAGAAGCGATTTGAATGCGCATTTTTTGGATTTCATCCAAGCGTGCGCGTTTCTCATCAGGCGTCAAGCTAGACGCTTTGATCGCCATTTCCGCTTTCTTTAGTTTGCCCATCGTCTCTTGCAAGTTGCCCGTCATTGTTTTAGTGGCAAGCATGTTGACGTTTTCTTGCAAGTACTGACGAGCTTCCGCACCGTTGCCCTCTTTGACCAACTGGTTGTAGGTCTTTTGCACTTCACGGGCGCGAGACATGTGATCGTACATATCGCTCACCATGCCGCCAGCATCTTCTGGTTGGAACGCAGCGCCAATAACCGGCATCTCCGACAGCTTCTTGGTTGGCGCAGGAACGCCATTGCCGGGGCTGGCCGCACTGATTGCTTGCGTGAAGGCGATGCCCATCGTGCCGGTGTATCCTCGAATCAGGTTCTCCAGTTTGATAGGTGAAGTACCTGTGATAGCACCAAGGCCTTTGGCCAACTCGGATGTGCTATCGCGGTAACGGAACTGGGCTTCGCGCTCTTGCTCGGCCTTGGACTCCAACTCGCGCCCTGTGAAGAACGAATGGTTGGTGGCGTTCTCAACCAAAGGTTTGACGCCTGCTGGCATGAATCCAGAAGTCGCGCCGGGGATGGTTTGAATGGCAATTGTCTTGAACGCCTTGTACGCATCTTCCGCGCCAGCATCGCTGGCCATCGAGTTAATGATTGCCTCGGGAATTGACTTGAAGATGTAACCGATTTCAAACGGCACAGGCACGCGCAGCGCCTCTTTCATGCCGGGCAAATGCACAAAGAAGTTGCCGTACTTCTCGTCAGGCTGTGCATTCTTGTACAGCGGGTCATCTTGCATCAGCATCGTGTAAGCAATGGCAGTACCGGCAAGCGCCGCGCCACGGCGGTACAACTTGCCTTGGATATCCAAGCGCTCGTTCATTGGCATCTTGCCTGTCATGGCGCGATACAGCACGTCCAAGCTTTGCAACTGGGCGTTGAAGAACGGAATCAATGTGGATGCCAAACGCACGCTGGGCGACATGCCCTTGCGGTTAAAGTTCATGGACTCCAAAGACATGAGCGTGGCTTCCATCTCAGACAGCCCTTGGCGAATGTAAGAGTCGTACTGGGCGCGGCGGGTCAGCGCATCGGCTTCCATTGCCACGGCTTCGGCCTTGGCCACCAGTTGAGACAAACCAATCTTGCCGGATTGGAACTCGCCCAAAATGCGCGTCAAGTCCTCGTTGCCGCCAGTGAACACCTGACCGCCCACAATACCGCGTGACTCCAGCGTGCCTTTGGTATCCATTTTCCCAATCTGTTTGATTGCCGCCATGACTGGCGTGAAGTCAGCGCCGGACGTCAGGGGCGCGGCCACCGAGTCACGGAAAATCTGACGAGCGGAATACAAAGGACTCACGGTCACTGCGCGGCGCAACAATGTTGCTGGCATGGCCATTGCGCGAACAAGCGCGGAGTTGTTGACCGGAATACCTTCCATGCCTTTGACCAACAAGTTTGAGGGGATGCCTGCGGCATCGGTGTCCACGCGCACGTACCGGTCTTGGCCGTCTTCGCGGAACTGAACCACGTTGGGGCCGCTGGCTTCGCCGCCGTAAAACGATGCAAGACCCAAACTTTGCAACTCAAACATTGCGTTCTTGGTGGCAATGTTGCGCAAGCCCATGTCCATAATCATGCTGGTGTTTTGCACCGAGCTTGTCAAGAAGTCAAAAATCTTCTGGTTGCCCCCAATCAACTCGCGCAGCTGGGGTTGGTCTTTCAAACTGCCCACGCGATACGTGCCTTCACCCCCAATAACCAATTCAGCCTCGCCGTTGCGATCTCGGTAGTACGGAATGTAGTCGTTGCTTTTGGAAAGCGAAGCGGCAGTCTCCTTAGAGATCACGCCCATGTCTTGCAGGAAGTTGACTAGGTTGCGGTTGTACTCGTTGTACTGGTTGCGTGCGTCTTCAAAAACATCATGCAGCTCTTTGTTGGCTTCGATTTTGCCCACTGCGTTCTTCAAGTCTTGTTCGGACACATCAAAGTTCAGCACGTCAGCACCCACACGCTCTGCGCGTTTGCCGGCCAAATAAAGCGTGAACAAGCGGTTTGCTGCCGCAGGGTTCATGCCCGGCGCTTTGCCCAAAGTCTTGGCAATGTTGGCGAGGTTTGCGCCCTTCTGACTTTCAATGACGTATTCCGTGCGACCATCAGCGCGTTTGATAGCTACTTTTTGTGGCACACCATTGGCTGCCGCCTGCTGCGTGAAAGACATTTTTTGGTCTGCCATGCGCAAGAAGAACATCATCTGAGTACCCTTGAGCGGGTCCATCATGGTTTGCGCAATCTTCTCCAGCGGTGCCAAACGATCTAGCCATTTGGTGCGAAAGTTCAGCCCAAGGTTGGCGTCAATTTGTTGCTGCATAGACGGCTTGTCGGCAATGATGCGTTCGGCCAGTCCCAGCTCGTCCTCAAACCCCTTGGCTGTCGGCGCTGCACGCGCCTTGACTTCGGCTTCAAGTTTGGCCGAGGGTTTGAAAATCTTGTCGATTGCGTCAGTAGCGGTTTTGAATGCGTCACTGCGAGTGTCCACGCCGAACATGCGCATGATGAACTGCTTGAGCTTGTCAAAAAATGACTCGCCTTCCACTTTGGTGCTGGCCAACTTGTCTTGCAGTTTGCTGTTAGACATGGCTTCAGCCACGAATTCTTCCAAGTCTTTCTTGGCGTACTCTTTGGCAAACGCAGGGTCTTCTTTGATTTGGTCATAGAGCTTTTGCAAGTCGTCACGGGCTTTGCGCTGTGTCGGGGTCAAGTCGGCGTTGTCGGCGCGAAGAACGCGCATGGTAGCCGCGTGAACCATTTCATGCACCAAATCTTCTTCGGTCATGTTTTGATCGTCCAGCGCGATCCGGTTTTCTGCGAGGTAGTACGCGCCGCCAGCAGGCTTGCCATCCACCATCAAGTCTTGTGTTGTACCAATTTTTGTGCGCATCAACAAAGGGCGCAGGCGTTCGGCCAAATCTTTCACAAATTGTGTAGACCCGTGCTCGGCCAGTTCGTCGGCCACATCCAGCATCCGGCCATCGCGGATAGCTTCGGTGGTTGTTTTGCGCAAATACGTCACTGGGGCGCTTTCGTATTCACCGCCGGCTTCGCGTGCCAATTCGTCTTTGCCGTACTTCTTTTTGCTTTTGGCCAGCTCTTTAGCGGCAGCAGCTTCTTGGGTGCTAATTTCTTTTTGAATTTTTGCGGCAGCATCTGTTCGTTTTTGTGCAGCATTGAGCTTGTTGGTCAACGCTTGCGGTACAGGTTTACCTTTTTCAGTCAAGAAATCTACACGGCGTTTGAACTCGGCTAATTCTGCGCGGCGAGCAATCAAAGTATCGGTAACAGCATCGGCGCGGCCAACAACGTCTTTGCGTTGCCCCGTTTGTTCGGTACGACCTGTGCGCACATGTTTTACGACCGGGCCTCGGCGTGCGGAAGGGAGTTCTGAAGGTAGGTTTTCTTTAGCATTTCTAGCGCGTGCTTGTTGAATTTGCGCTCTTTCAAAAGCTTCATCGGCTTCGGTGCGGTCTTTAATAGGCGTGCGAACCAAAGGCGCTTCGCTTTCAATACCGGCAAGCTCCAGCTCAACCCGCGCTTCGTTTTCTTTGGCAATTTGCAGTTTTGATTCTGCATTGCCCAGTTTAGTAATATTAGTTTCGGTCGGTTCAAGCTGCTTAAGCGCTTTGACGGCTTTCGTGTATTTGTTGACTTCGTTATTCCACGACCCCAGTTCGCGTTTCAAATCGTCTTTGTCTTCTTTGATCGCGCTGACATCACGTTGCACACGCTCACCTTCCAACCCCAGCCCTTCACGGCCACGTTGGATGGCCGCACGACGTTTTTCTTCGGCGGTGCGTTCTGCTTCCGGTTGACGGTTTTCTTCACGCGCTTTAGCGGCGGCATCTGCTTGTGCTTTTTGCGCGGCTTCGTTTTGCAGCGCAGCAAGTTCTGCTTGTGCTTTCTTGAAATCCTCTTCAGCTTTTACAGCGCGGTCAACAGCAGGTTTGGCCAAAGTCATTTGTGCAGCATTGGTGGCTTGCACAGCCGCAGTCAGTTCTTTGGCGGTAGCCAAACCTTCTTCGGCGCGTTTGAGCGCAACACGAATAGCTTTTTCTTGATTCAGCACCGCAGGAGCGCTAATCAAAATGGACATGTCTTCGGGTTCTTGCATCAAAGCATCGCGCATGGCGGTGACTTCGGCTTCGCGTTCACGCAAATCGTCCACTTGTTTTTGCCACGCAGCTTGCGCTTCTGTAGCTGCGGCAATGTCGGTCTGCATTTCTCGGTCAAACTCGTTTGAAACGGCCACAGTTTTTTGCAATTTTTTCAAGTTGCGTTCGTATGTGTTTTTTGCCGTTTCAACTTTGTTCTTTAACGTGGGCGCAGCTTTGCCAAAACCTTGCAATGCAGCCAAGTTGTCTTTGCGTTGTTTTTCAATTGCGTCGCGCAGCCCTTGAATGTTTTTAGAGTCCAACATTTTTTGGAAGTTAGACGGGGTAGCGCGTTGCGTTTGCACTTCGGCTTCGGGGCCAGCTTCGGGGAACAATTCGCGTTGAGGCTGGGCGCTGGTGCGTTGCAACTCCTCTGGGGTAGCACCGGGACGGGTCGCGCTGCGGCCTGCAGCCTCATGCGCTTTCATCATTTCGCCCAAGTCCCGCACAGCAAACTCATCAGGCAAGTTGCCTTCAACAACACGCTGCGCTTGTTCAGCGGCAAGCTTCACAAACTCTGGATCATTGTTGGTTTCTAAGCCGTCACGCAGTTGTTCAAGAAACTGTTTAGTAGCGGCATCAGTTTGTGCGCTGGCTTCTTTGCCTTTTTCTTGGCCAAACAACGTGGCCATGTCTGCCAACGACCCCACGCGAGCCGGAGCTTTTTCTGTAGTGGTTGGTACAGCGCGAGTACGGCCTTCACGCAGCGCCATCGTAATCATGTTGAGTGCGTGCTGCTTTGTATCGGTGGCCAGTCTAGGCTCATTGCGCAAGGTCAACTCGTCAGGCGCGGCAATCCGAGGGCCTGTTTTGGGAGGCGCAAGTTTTTCGGCCAGTGTTGACTGTTGTGTTTGGGCTTTACGAGTTGCGGCTTTGAACAAGTTTTGATACACCGCTTCGCGTGTAATGTTTTGTAAAGCTTTGACGCTGATCGCAGGATCTTCAAACTGCCCCCAGTTGTTGGTCAGCGTATTCAAACCTTCCAGCGCACGGGCGCGAGCTTCGGCGCGTTCCCAATCTTCCATTGGAGGCAAACCAAACGCTTTGCGACGCGCTTCAATTTCAGCCGCGTGCTGTGCCACATACTGCTCTTTGGCGTTGCTCAACAGCTCCGCACGTTTGCCGGGGAGCATAATTTTCTTGGACGCCAGTGTGCGAGCCATGCCCAGCAAGGTGTTGCGTTGCTCCGAAGCAAACTGGTCTGCCTCGGCTTCATTAACGCGGAGTTCTGGAAGTTTGCTGCGGCCAATAATTTCAGCGGCGTTTTTGCCGCCTTCCGTGCCAAGACCGCCTTCGGTTGGGATAGGGCGTGTTGCATCCAGTTGACGCTTGATCTCGCCTTGCAATGCTCGGTTGCCGGTCAGACGCGCAATAGCAAGTTGCGCTTGCAAGTCTTTGTAGTTCTGTTTCTTTTGGCCAAGACCCAAATACACATCGCCGGGATTGATCTGGCCGTTGGCCAAAGGCAAGGTTTGTGTCAGTTTGTCCGCAAGTTCTTCGTTGCGGCGGTCATTTTCAATGTCGCGGTTTGCCGTCAGGTATGGGTTTGGACGCTGGCCAATGCGTTGCAAGGCTTCGGCTTCTGGTTTGACTGCCGCTTGCGCTTGCACACCGGGTTGTTCTTTGGCAGCGGCCAGCAAATCTTCGGGCTTTTGCGTGAACATGCTACGCGCACGTTCTTGTGCAGTGCTAACTCGGGCAGCTTCGGCTTTGGCTGCGGCATCGGCACGCGCTTTGAGCTGCATTTTGATGCCGCCCAGCAACGCTTCGCTTTGTTTTGCCGTGACGCCGGGGATTTGCGTGCGGTTTTCCAACAGCGCTTGCGCTTGTTTGGGGTCTTGCATCAGATAGTCAAGGTAGTCCTTGATTTGCGGCGCGGCTTCGCGGTCTTTGGCCAACGCCATTTGTTGCGCGGCGTAGGTTTCGTGGGGTGCAGGAGGTGCGGGGTGCTGCGTGTAGTAGCCTGTTTCGTCCTCTTGAGGCGCGGCGGGGCGAACCTTCTTGGGCACAGTCGTCACGCCTTGCATTTGCTCCAGCGCATACTCCTCCGGCGACATGTCCTTGACGCGCTGGTATTCGGCAATAGCTGCTTGGCGGTTTTCGGCCTGTTGTGCGTACTTGCGCAAGTACTCTTCTTGATCTTTCTTTTGGCGTGCGGCTTCGGCTTTTTGTTGTTTGGTCAGCACGGCTGGCGCAGCAGGGCCTTCGGCCACTTCTTCTGGCGCAGGTTGGCGCAGGGTCGGCTCAGGAACTTCTTCTGCGGGTTGTTGTGCCGCAGGTGCTTGTACACCGGGCTGTTGCGTTGGTTGTCGAACAGGTGCGGGTTGCTGAATCTTTGCTGCACTGCGCTCAAACGCATGGCCGACAGGTGCTAGCGCACCGCCAAGAACCGCGCCGCCAAGGAAGTTGTCGTAATACTCTTGACGTGCTTCGGGGTCGTTGATGCTCAAACCTGCTTGCAGGCGTTCAAAGAACTGTTGGGCAGCTTCGGTCAAACCTTCTGCACCCATTGCTTTCAAGGTCGCACCACCGTAGCTAGCCAGCGTTTGGCTAAGTCCTTGTTTGGCAACTTGAGCGGCTTGTTGCTCGGTCAACTCGATGCCGGCTTTTCCTAGAATGCTGCGCACACCGGGAAGCATATGCAAAGAAAACACATCCAAAGCAGCTTGCGGCAAGGCAGCGGCAGCGGCGGAACCCAATGAAGCGTTCTGCAAAGACTTGTTCTCGTCCACTTGACGCGCCAAGTTAGTGCCTGTGAACTGGCCAAGAGACGCTAGTCCTGCACCAACTTCACCCGCACCAAGACCCAATGCACCAACAGCAGCAGCTTCGGGGGCAGCAGCTGCACCGATAAGCGGCGCGACCATGTAGGGCAAGGAACTTCCGGCCAGTTCTTTGAATTTTGTGAAAGGAGCTTGAGACCAGCTCTCAGTGGTTGGCGCAAAAACGTCTTTGCCGTGCTGCACCTGCTCTTCGTAATATTTTTGAGCAGCGTCTTGGTTCATCAAGCCGAGCTTGCCGGCAGTAAGTGCTGCCGAACCTTTGAGGCCTGCGATACCCGATTCAAGAGCAGGAACAAACCCTGTTTTGTCTTTGGCTTCCTCGGGCGCTGCACCCCCGCCAAAAGCATCGGGATATGCTTCCATTGCCTTGAGCCACACCTCTTTTGGATTTTGCCCGTCTTTAACCGGCAAAAATGAACCATCGGGTAGGGGCAGGTACTGGGGCATAAGAGCGTCTCAACTAGGGTGCCCCGGAACAACTCCGGGGCTGATAGGCAAATTATAGGGGTGCGCGAATGTTCGCACCAGCCCCGGGCAACCCCCCAAGCAAGTTGGGCATCGTGGCCATTTTTGCTTGGTTTGCAACCGCTGCATACAACTGCGGTTGAGATTGTTTCAAAAACTCCATCGAAGTGGGGTCTGAAATAAACTTGTCCACCATCGACTTCATCATGGCCGCATTGCCTGCTGCATCGCTTCGCGCTTGCAAAGTTGCCAGAGCTTCGGGGTTGTTTTTGAAATACTCCAAGTTTTGAATTTCTGGAGTAACACCGTAGTGCTGGGCAATAGCTTGTTTGTATGCCGTGTCTGCCGCTTCTTTTTTCGATTCTTGGCCATACTTCAAAGCGCCGATGCCTGCTTGCCCCAAATTGGTCAAGGCGTTGGGTGACTGACCGCCCATCAAACCCAAACCCAGCATGAGTAGCATTTCGTTTTTGTCCATGCCAGTAGTAGGCACGGCTTGTTGGGCTGGTGCGCTGGTTGTACCTGTCGGTTGCGTCGCGCCTTGGCCGGCATCGTAAAAACCGCTTGTTGTTCCCATGTTGGCTGTGGGTTGCGCATTTGTCCCGCCCAACAAAGAACCGATACCGGGCGCATTAGCTTCTGCGTTGACCAAATCAAACCCTTTGGCAGCATTGGCCACTTGCGCTTGACGGCTCATAATATCTCTAGGAGCTTGCGCAAGACCTTCTTCAACGCCCTGTGCAGTTTCAGAAGTCAGTTTGCCAGCGTTAACACCTTGCTCTGCGGCTTGGGCAGCGTCTTTGTCTGCTTGTAAATAGCGCAGTTGTTTGGCTTGTTCCGCCGCTTGACGTGTTGCAGCGGCTTCTGGGGCCAAGGCCTCAAGCCCTGCTTTTGCGGGGCCGGTAAGGCGTTGTGTGTCCGCAATCTGTTTGAGACGCGCCGCTTCCGCAATCGCTTCTTCGGTAGGCGCTAAAGCTTTAGAAGCAATACCCACACCTTTACCTACCGTGGAAACAGGGCTAGCCCAACCACCCAAAGCGTTGGCCGTATTTTCGACGTTGCTTGCAACGCCTTCCAATGAAGAAGGACTTTGGTAGTAATTTTTAATTGAGTCCCACATGCCATAATTTTTTACAGGCGTAGTAGCGGGTAGCTTTTTAAGCGACTCAACTTGTTCAGGCGTAAGCGCGGTGGGCACATCGTTGTCTTTTTTGAATCCAGTTGTGCTAGGAGCTGTTTGTGCCGTAGGCGTGCTTGGAACTTCCGCAGCTTGAGCGGTGCTGCCGGGCATGATTTTGTTCAAATACTGCGCGGTTTCTTTGGGCAAACTTGTGCGGTTCAGCGTGCCGTCGTTTTTGGCCAAGTGTTTGTTGACATGGCCTTGACCCCAGTTGTATGCGGCCAAAGCTTTTTCGTAGTCGCCGCCGTACTGGCTGCGCAGTTTGTTGAGATATTTGAAGCCGCCTTCCAGACTCTTTTCGGGATCATAACGGTCTTCGGGACTCATCCCCATTTCTTTGGCCGTATCAGGCATGAGTTGCGTCAAACCAGCGGCTCCTGCTTTGGATTCGGCTTTAGGGTTAAATTGCGATTCTTGACGCACCATCCGCATAGCGATGTTGGGGTCAATGCCGTATTTTTTGGCTTTGGCCAAGACCATTTCGGCCATATCACGGCTGAGACCACCTTCGTCAAAATGCTCCACAATCCCGCCACCCTTCATGCCTTCCAAGTTTTTGGCCGACAACGCGCCAATGCCCTGTTCTTCGGGCAGTTTGGTTTGAGGCTGTTGAGGTTGCGCTTGTTGCGGCATCCCTGCGGGAGCGCCCATTGGGGCGTAAGGCATCTGCGGCATAGCGCTTTGCGCCATTTGGCCAACGTCTTGTTGCACCACGGTAGGCGGCTTTTGTCCGGCCATCGCTGCTTGCGATTGGCTGCGCATTTGCTGGCGTGTTTGGCTCTCTTGAAACGCCAAGGGGAACACATAAGGGTCGTTCTGGTGCATCTGCGCGTACTGCGCCAGTTGCTGGTCGGACATGCCGCGCAAATCGGCAATGATATTTTGTGGAGCGATTGTCATGGGTATCCTTACATTTTCGACAAAGCCAAAGCGCCCAAACCGCCGGGACGCCTGTCTTTAACTTTGCCGCCCTTTTTCATCTTGTTCAGTGCATATGCGGTGGTGCCCAGCCCTGCCACTTGGGACAACAAGCTTGGGTTGCTGTAGACGTTCTGCGTTGTGGAACTCATAGGTAGCCCACTCAACATATTTTGCATGTAGCTCAACTGCTGGTATGGGTACTGCAGTTGGTTTTGAAAGTCTTGGTACTGCTGGTTGAGCACGTTTTGTTGCTGCTGCTGTTGCTGCCCACCCATCGCCGCTTGCTGGTTGATGATGTTTTGTTGAGCGCCCAAGTTCTGGCCAGCGATGTTGGCCGAGGTAGCGCCGGCATTGGCCGCGTTGTTGTAGCCTGCTTGTTGCGCACCAATACCCGCCAAGCCTGCTTGCGCACCTTGAATGCCCAAATTCGCCGCATTTTGCATGTTGGTTTGAGCGGTGTTGTAAGCGGTGTTGTAAGCGTTGCTGACAAGCTGGTTGGTAGCCAAGTCTTGGTTTTGTTGGTTCAAACCTTGCATCACCGCTTGCCGTCCGCCACCAAAAGCGCCTTGCTGTGTGGCTTGTCCTTGGTTCATGGCTTGTTGTTGGCCGTACTGCTGATTGAGCAGTTGCAACTGCGGCTGCAAAGAATTTTGCAAGTAAGGATTCATGAACGCGGCAACAGCGTTGGGGTTGGTGGCGTTTTGGCCGTAGCTCATACCCGCTTGTGCACCCATGTTGCCGTACATTCCGGCCATGCCTGTGGTTTGCAAATTACCAATGCCGCCCATTGCAGCCAAATTAGAACCTGTTTGATAGCCGCCGGGGGTTTGCAAATCCGAAGCCGAGTTAAACGCTTGGTTCTGTAACCCTGTGAAATCTGCTGTGCGTTGACCGCCGTAGGCTTGGTAAGGTTGAGACGTAACCGCTTGTGCTTGGCCAAGCATGTTTTGCACATAGGGCGCAGCGTAAGCGCTGATGCCGTTGTAACTGGTTTGAGTTTGGGTTGGGCTGGCTTGTTGTTGTTGACCGCCACCAAAGATTCCGCTCATAATTTAATCTCCATCAAAACGGCTTTTTCTTCAAGCCCAACTCGTCTGTACAAACGTGCCGCAGCTTCACGCGCTAGCACTTGAATTTGGGTTGCACCCATGTTGCGTGCAATATTTTTCACTTGGTCAAAAGCCTCTTGGCTAGCCAAACCTGTGCCTGCCGCAGACACAATACACGCTGTGCGTGCGCCGGGTCCGTTGCTAAATCCCAGAATGTAGGCTCCACAAATTTTTTCGTCTTCCATTGCCACAAGCAAAACAAAAGCGCCTGTGCTCAGAAAAGCTTCGGCGTGCTCCACGGTGCAGCTATCAGTGTGTGACAGTCCCCGAGCAATGAATGCCCGAACTTGCGGCAGCACTTGCGCCACCATTTCAACAGGGACGTACTGAATGTTCATGCTGGCATGTATTTTTCTGGGTTAATTTCTTTGCCCTGTTTGCTGTGGCCAGTGCGTGCTGTGCGCACACGATCCATCATTTTGTAAAGCTGCTTTGAACCCGCATCGGTTGAACCGTTGCCAAGGTGCGACACCACGTCCGCAGGAACCACAAACTCACCCTCGGCCAAACGTGCTGGTTGATGTTGTCCAATTTGCGCGGGGATGCTATCACTCATGCCGTCACCGGGGCCTTTGAGCATTTGACCGCCGTCGGAGTACGATCCAAGATTCGCCAACCCACCAGACGCTAAACCCATTGGGCCTTGGGCTACCGGAGTCTGCCACGCATCGGCAAAACCCATTGCTTGATTGTGCGCTTGGGGGTAGTTCATGTTTGCGCCGGTGGAATTCTGTGCAACAGCCATTGAAGTTGGCGTGCCGCCCATAGCGTAGCCGGGTACTTGACCGCCTTGCGCAGCGGTGTAGGTGTATGGCGTCTGCGCGGTGTATTGCGGGTTGAAGTACGTGCGTTCGCTCGTGTCTTGTCCGGGCTGGTAGTTCGCGCCAATCAAAGGGCGTGCGCCAGCTTGTGTCGGGTTAGGGTTTGACGACGAGTTGTACACGGGGTTGGCCGCGTAGGTGTAGGGGCGAATAGTGCCGGTATTGCCTTGCGATGAAAGTTGGTTTTGTGTGCCTAACGAATCAAGCAGTGCTGGCGCTGCGGCAGCGCCAATGGTTTTCCACCCGCCCAAGGCCCCGGCGGTGGGGTTATCCGCAAAAGCAGAAGCGCCTGCTTTCAATTTGTCAGCGGCGGACATAGTGCTTAAGTCTTGCCCACCCATAGCGCCGGCAGCTCCGCCCAAATTTTCTAAGCCGCTCGTAATACCTGCACCACCATACGCGCCAAGACCTGCCATTAAACCTTTGCCTAAATCGCCCGTGCGCAGCGCTTGGATGCCGCCAATACCCAAACCTGCCATCATTGGCGTAATTTCGGGGAAAGCAAACGTGGCAGCAGCACCCAGAACGGTGGGCAAAATGCTATCCAAGAAGCCTGCCTCGGGCAGACCTGTGTGGGGATTCTGTGTCAATGACCCACCGTGCTGCTGGGCAAGCGCTTGCAAGCCGGCCAGCTCTTTGGTAGACATGTGGACAAGCTGATCGTCAGGGCCACGACCGTGCTCTTGAAGGTGTTTTGCGACAGTGTGTAAGGTCATGATTTCATCTTCAAAACATTGGACGCACTCGTGTCAACATAAATGTCTCCACTGCGCAGGTTTGACAAGTCAGCTTGGGTGGCTGTGCTGGCAACGTATTGTGCCCGATTACTTGGGCTTGGTGCAGAAAAACTCAACGCAGAGACCACTTTTGTTGTGCCCACATCCTGCGCAGAAGCAACTTCCGGCGAGGGGTTATCCAGTTGGTTGAAGTACAAACGCAGCACGCTCAAAAGTTTGCGCATGTATTCTTGGCTGTACTCCGCAGGAGGGTCTAGCAAGCGGGGGGCAAGGGAATTTTTTGAAGCCATGTTTATCTCCGTCCATCGGGGCGAATGTCAAGACGAGGGATGCCAAGCTGCCACTGGACGCCCAAGCCTGTGGAACCAACAACAAGCGCCATTTGACGGCCTCTAGCGCGGATATACACCTGTTGTGTGTATTGTTGGATAAGGTACTGCGGTGTTTGGTAGTAGTTATTTGCACTTACCACTGCATCCACATTATCTGAACCATAGGCCGCACCGGGGTTTTGGCGAGGCAATAGCGTGAAGGTCATGACTGGATCATTTACTGCCGAACCGTCAAAGTTGACATCAGGAACCAAGCGCCATGCAAAACCAAAGTTGTTGCCTTCGCCAATGTCAAAGTCTGATGACTGGACGTAACAAGTAATGGGCGATGCGGGGGAAGTTGTCCCATCATCCACACCACTTTCGTGGTAGATCAGTTGGCCGTTGTAGCCTGTTGCAATAGGGAAATTACGTAGGGAGTTGTTGTCCCAAGCAGTGCGTTGCAAATTGCCGTAGTACCAAGTGGTATCTAAATAGTTGAAAATAACGTAGCGGTCAATGGTACTGTTTGGGTTTGACACGGTGCCCGTGCCGTTTGGTCCCGTGATGGATGGGTAGAACCACCATACTTCATTAAACCCGTTGTTGACACCTGCAAAGATTTCATACCCTTGCTGCAAGTTAATGTTGTTGTAAACGTAGTCACGCAGCGTGCAGGGCAGCACAGACATTGTGCCGTTGTACATATAAAACTTGTCCACGCCCATCCAATAGGTGGCGTTGTTGACTGTGGCTACTGCGTTGGGGCCAACAATAGAAATCGTATCTGCCAGCAACTGGAAACCCCAAACGTAGGGGGGGCCTAAATACTGCATGGAGTACATCGCCGTGTCAGTCAACACCAAAATCTCTTGGCGGGACTGAATCACCGTCACAATCGTTGACCCAAGAGACAGTGTGTAGCTGCCGGCTTGGTTTGTGACTTGAGGTGCCCACACAGAAAATGATTCTTGGTCTGACCAACGAATCAACATATTGTTTTGCACAGTGGATCCGTAATCGTTAACACCATAGGCGATCACAAAACGAGACGCATCAGACACCAACACGCCGTTTGCCACAGTTGGGCAGGACGTATCCACAGTCACATTGCCTGCTGTAGTGGTAATAACCGCACTAGGACCTAGTAGCTGGCCTCGATCAATCACGTTAGCATTGGCGTCCGTTGTCCAAATGTAGAGCGCACCACCACGGGGGTTGAACATCAGGTAATCGCCAAAGTTGTACTGCGTCCATGTGCGCAACTGCAAACCGATCGTAGACGGCGCGGATGTGCCCCAGCCTTCAAAAGATGCCGCATTTTGCACGGTAGCGCCGCTAAGGTGCGAGACAGCGATTGTGCCGTTTGTTCCGCGAGCGCATCCTGTAAGCGTGTTAGTGCTTACTCCGCTATATGTGATGAGTTCGTTATCTATGAGCACGGTGCCAGCAGTTGGAAAGCCCGTGGCCGATGTCAAGACAACGCTAGTAGCCGAGTCGGTCAATGCGCCGTTTAAAGTGGTCGTTGCCACGCCAGTTGTAACACCGCCCCAAGGACCTGCGCCCCAACCCGTGCCGTAGGTAAATACCGAATTACCTGTTGTGATTTGGAACGCAGCCGTAATCCCAGTACCCCCAAAACTAGACGTGCTGGTGTTGGCTACGACCGAAACTGTGATGGACAAGTTATTAGAGTCTACGTATGTAACTTGAAACTCGCTATTCAAAATGGTAGTCGTAACATTGCCAGAACCCGCAGATACGTTTGAAAACGTAACAAAGTCCCCTGTTTGAGCACCGTGCGCGGGAGCGTAGACGTTAACTGTTGAAGACGTGGCGGTTGTTGTAAAAGGGTTTGATAGCGCGTTGGAGTTAGCGGTAGAAAAAGTGATGCGAATTGGCGTAATGTCATTGAAATACCCGCCAGCAGAGCTTTGAATATAGTACTTAAGGTTTGTGCCTACCCCCAACAAGTTATAGCCTGTTGTCGTAATCCAGTTAAACAAAGACCGCGCAATACCCCAAAAAGCGCCGGCGGGAGGTGCTAAAGACCCAATCGCAACCGTACCCGTATCTAACGTCCAACCGCCAATTTTTTCAGGAAAGCCAGAACGAAAACGAATTTTGTCCGATGCGTACCAGCCGCCTTCGTTGGCTAGAGTAGTGCCTTCACGGTTTACGCCGGGGCGAAATTTCAGTTTGTTTAATGGCATGGCTGCATTTTCCCATTAAGTTGACAGCACATCAATAGCACGGTCGGTCAAAGCGATGCGTTCTTCCAAGCCGAAAGTTCCGCCATTGATGATCTTGGTGACAAGCATCCAATTCTCGGCTGCGGCGGCGGCATTCAAATGGTGTGTTGCCCAGAACCATCCCGCACTCATGGCCGCATATTTGGGCGTAACAAGCAGCTCTGGATGCGTAACCACATCAACCCCCACCGCTTGACCAAAGTGCCAGTAGTTGTCATGAAAAGTCAACTGGATACAGCCGCGCCCGTGGTACAGCCATCCCGCGCCAGAAGCTTCGTCCCCGTTGCCGCAACGCCCAGAGTACACCTTATTGGCAATTTTCTCCGGTTTGTGTGCGTATGCGTTGGCAATGTCGTCTGTGGGGAAGCGCTGCGGCCACAGTTTGCGCAGCGTCTCGGCTTTGTAGTTCAGATTCTCTTCAAGCGTCTTGAAATGGTTGCACTCATGGCTGCATTGTCCAATGAACGCGGCTTGCTGATCTACCGTGGCAATATCGAATTTAGCAAAAGTATCGTTGAGCGCTGGCACCCATTCAATGCCGATGCCCAGCCGTTGGAGTTGTTCAGCGTTTACCATTTACGAGCTTTCTCATGGTTTCGTATCGGTCGATGCAGGCGTTGAGTTGGACGATGGCGCTGTCGCCGTCGTCGGTGATGGAGACAAGAGAGTCCGCAAACGCTGGGTCAAGCTGGGCTGTTGTCGTTGAATCTCCGCCGGTAGAGGCGGAACACTCAGTTGGGGTGGCGACACGGACGAACAACCGCTGATTCCCAGAATGAACAGCGTCACGAAACTGTTTCTGAGCAGTGGTGAGTTTGTCTTGTGTTTTCTTGAGTTCTGCATCTGCTTGCTCCTTTGCGTCTTGCATTTCTTGGTTCTTATGGCCAATGACCACAGCGTCTTCGTTCTCTCTTTCTTTGTAGCCTTCATGATGGCCGTACTCAAATACGCCAGCCAAAGCCAACAGCAACCCTAGAATTAGCCAAGGATTAGGCATGGTCATTCCTTCGTAGTTTGGCGTGCAGCGGCAATCGCTTGGCGGTCTTCATCGGGTTCTAAATAGTGCGGGGGATTGACGGGTGTCGTGCCCGGCGTCCACGCAGTCATTTGAACTTCTTGCACAGGCGGTGCAACGTAGGCCGGCGCATTATTTTTGGCCGCAGCCATCATATTAGAAGCCTCAGTCACTGCGCCTTTGGTCAAGATGCCGCCCACGCCGCCAACAATCAACAGCACAATGTCGTTGAGCATCTTGGTATAGGCTTGGTCAATTGGAGCCATCGCTTTGATAGGCTGGGTCACAAAAGTCACCGAATACAGCAGTGCAAAAACGATGAACACCAAAATGAGTGTGACCATCACGATCACAAAAGCCCGAACCCGGACTTCAATCTCATCGGCACTGAGACGCGGCTGGTTGCTGGCTAGAAGCTTGAGCAGGATTTCCTTCACTTTTCTTCTCCAAAACAGGGGCCACCAGATACTCGGGGCAAGTTTGTGTGAATTCACACATGGGTTTTTGGCACTGCTTGTCAGCAAAGTGCGTGGGATCTTGGCAAGTGTAACGGTAGCGGTCTTCGCAGCCAACCAGTAACAAAGCCAGCAAAATCGCGTATTTCATTCTTTGTCCTTTTTAGCTTGTTCAATTTCCCGCTGGGCCTGTTGCAGCTTGCGCAGGGTGTGCTCCATTGCCATTTCAGCCACATACGCCCTATACCAAACGTACCCCGCCGCCGGAATCAATAACGCAAACAAGAGCACCAGCAAAATTAAAATGGCGTGAAACCCCGAGTCGCTAGACGCACTGTAAGCATCAAGCCCCACATCCACGCCGCCAGCCCCACCAGAGTTACCCCTAGCGCCAGACGCATTGATCGACGTTGACGGATTGCCTCGCGTAGCCACCTTGCTTCATTCCTTTTGCGGATGTGCTCGCGCCGAGCAAATTCCTGTTCGTCAATGATGCGTTCATACATCTTGAGAAACCTTGTGTATATGTCCTTCAACTCAGGGGGCGCATACACCATTGCCTCTCGGATCTCGACGCTCAAGTTCTCCAGTTGCAGCTCAACAAGTGAGCGCTCCATTGCTTTTTTAGCGACGTTTTGGTCTGGATCGTAGACTGTAACTGATGTTTCTTCCAAGTCCGCGTAGTAGTTCTTGAGCTTTTGGTGGATGTCAAAGAACTCCCCCATCTTCTGGCCAATGTCAACAATGAGTTGGGTCTGCAGTTCTTCGGGGTCTTGGGATGCACGAGTCTTTTTAACGGGCACAGAAGCTGCGGCGGCAAGCTGGACGACTGGCGCACTCGCACTTTTGATTCCCAATATCCCTTTAACCCACCCCCAAAATCCTGTGAGTTCCTTGGCAACAGCTTTAACGTCGCCAACAGTGCGCTCCACACCTTTTTTAAACTCTTCAATGGCCATGCGGCCTTCGTGCAGTTGGTCGCACCCAGCCTTGATCTGTTTGACCAGAGTGACTGCACCAAAGAGAAGGGTGATTGGGTCCACATCTTAGGTTTTGATGATGAAGTAAATGCCCAAATATGGAGAAATTGTATTCATCGCACTATTTGTGGTGGAGTTGTTGCCAACCGTGATGCCGGTTGTCGCGGTGCTTGTGTTGTCTGTATATGTGCTTGTAAAACAAGGTGTCGAGCTGCCCGATTGAGGAGCCGCATTGTAAGCATGTGCGTATGTGTGGTTGTGGCCCGGGTCTGTCACAGGGTGGGTGTGAGCAGGGAGGTTGTTTGCCACAATCGTTGTTGTTGCCGAACCACCGGTAGCGCCAACAGACGCAGCAGTAGACCCAACACCAATTGGCATACGGTCTGCATAGTTTGGCAAGTTGAACGTGGTTAACCCATCGCCCGAACCGAAAGTTGTTCCAACAATTGCAAACAAAGCTGCATAGGTTGTACGAGAAATAGCTGAGCCGTTACAGAGCAAATATCCACTAGGAGCCGAAGAAGTCGGCCACATGTTGATCGTGCCGGTGATTGCGGCAGAAGCAAGGGCTCCTTGAACAAAAGCGGTTGTGGCAATTTTTGTTGAGCTGTCCGTAGAGGGCGTCACCGTAAGCGCTGTGGCCGTGCCAGCCAAAGAGGTCGTGCCCGACAACGTAGTGGCTCCAGCAACGGCAAGTGTTCCGCTTAAAGAGGTGTTGCCTGTGACGCCCAGAGTGCCTGCTACGGTTTCATTGCCGCCCACGGAGAAATTACCCGCCACACCAGTGCTGCCTGCGTAAAAATTTGTGCCATCGCAGTAGACGGAGGTCGTTGTGCCGTTGGGAATGGTTACTGTAGTGCCAGTAGATGCGCCAATGGTGATGGCATAACCGCCGGTAGTTTGGTTAGATACCACGTAGTATTTTGTAACTAGCGGTGTAACTACTTGGAACACGCCGGAATTCGTTCCTTTGACCACAAGCACCATGTTGTTAGATGGAGACACCGCGCCTTGGGTGTTTGTCAGCGTGTAGTTAGCGCTGGACATGGTGATGGTGACAACGCCGGCGATAGCTTGCTCAATGATTTGCAAGTTGGTGTTGGTCGTATTGCCCCACGCGCCGGCTTGTTGACCTGTGCCGATTAACGTGAGTTCAAGGCTTGATGAAAATGTAGACATAGTGTGTTCCTTTTTTTATTGTTTGGCAGCGGCGACTGGATCAAGTGTCCATGTCACATTCGAAGCTGCAATCAAACTTTCAATGTCTGTAGCTGCCGCAATAGCTGTACGCGCTGTTTGAGCTTCGGTGCGAATTTGAGCACGCCAAGTCTTCCAACCTGAGTCTAATGCCGTGCCAGTTTCAGCGGCTTTAATGGCCATGTAATCGCTTGGAGACAGCAAAGAATGAGCCGTGGCATTGATCTGTGCTGTGGCGCTGTCTTTGAGCTGAGTCAAGTCTTTGGGCGTTGCATTGAACGTGCCATCGTTATTGGGTGTCACCCAGTAGTAGCGATCATCAGGGCGTGGCTGATCCGCAACCTCCGTGATGCCAATGGCTTCTTTCTCCGCAAGCGTTGAAAGACGTAACCAGTTGGCTGGATATTGCACACCGTTATGCTCAAAAGCATTGTCGGGGCTGAGTGGTTGACCGTTTAGTAAAAACATGAGTTACCTCGCTAGATATGAAATTGCTTTAAGCATTAAGTCAGGACTGTCTTTTAACAATCCTAACGCTGTGTTGCATGAATCACAAAGCAATCCTCTGACTCTACCAGTTGTATGGCAATGGTCAATGCTTAATCGCTTTTTGTGAGTGTTGGGGGGCAATGAACCACATATTGCACACGCACCATTTTGTTTTTCCAACAATTTGTTGTATTCGTCAAAATCAAGGCCGTAGTTATTTTTCATGTGCCATTCAAGGTCGTATTCTTTTGTTTGGCTACGACCATGTTTGTACGCAGGAGATTGTTCGCCTTTACGTTTTTGCAAACATCCCCAAGATTTTGTTCTGCCATAACGAATGTTCCCAGTGTTTAACACTGTTTCGTTACCGCAGTCACATTTACACAGCCAGCGCCATTGACCGTTTTTGGTTTTCTGTTCTGTGCGGCTTACAACCGTAAGCAGGTTGTATTTGTGGCCTGTAATGTTGATTGACTTTGGCATAGGTCAGCGGGCAAGAGAGACTTTAAAAGGTGATTCGGCAAAGGTTGCGTAGATGTAAGTTTCACCTGACGCATTTCCACCACCAGATACATTTTTTAATTTAAAACCATTTGACAATATATCAAGAATCGGTCTTCCATCTGCTTCTGCTCCGTTTGTGTTTGGAAGCAATTGCAATCCTGCTACGTTATATGTATCTCTTGATGTATCATAAATTTGCCAATTTTCTGAACTTGAAGAACGCTTTAATAAAATAAACCGTGGTCTAAATCCACAATACACAAAAGGACCATCAGTAGACCCGTTACCCGTGTATGACCCAAACTTGCTGAAACCAGCTACTGCAGACCAGCAGTAAGCAATCATTGTGTTTCCGCTGTTGTTTGTTGAGCCGCCAACTCCAACGCTGAAAACACTGCTTGTTGGTGCGGTGTTGTTCCAAAAATTCGCTGAAGATGCAGCGGCAGCAGTTGTGTCAAGCAAAAGATATTGTGTTGCGCCAATCGCAGAATGGTAAACACCCCAATCAGCACCAGAAGCAGAACGAACTTTTGTGATGATAAAAGAAGGAGCAACACCAAGCCCATGACCCACGGTAGCATTTGCACCTGTGCCTGTGTAGGTGACGATGCTAAATCCAGCCGTAGCATTCACACTCACAGTTGATGTGATAGTGCCGTTGGTGTTGGATGATGATGAACCAGCGCCTGCTTGCCATTGCCAACCAATGTATGTAACGGCGTTTGTGTTGACGCCGCCACCAACACTGTCAACGCCAACTGAATAGCCGTTGCTATTAAAAGCAGTCAAGCTATTTGCTTCTGACGTATCTCCATTGGTTGTGTTTGATTGCAAATCTACGTTTGTGCCTCTTAAAACATCAAACAATCTGTGAGAGTAAGAAGAGCTGCTGCGAGATTTGACCCAAACAAAGTCAGGCTTGAACGACACACCAGTTGTAGTGTTGTTGCTGTTCAAAATGTTTTGTGCAGCACCCGTACCCGTATAGGTCGTAGCAGCCATGTAAGACGCACCATTCACAATGGTTGGCGTTGGCAAGTTGTATGTGTTCAGAGCCACAAAGCCTGTGGGTGGGGTGTAGCTGAACGGGCGTTGACCAAAGTTTATTTCACCACTTGCTGCATAAGAACCAACCACAATATCAATATCGTTTGTGGCAGAAATAGACGTTGTTCCAACCAGCGCGTTGTTGCGATAAGTGCTGACTTGATTATTTACACGGTCTATGGCGAGTGCAAGGACTTCACCAGATGTCGTTGTTGTGTAAATGGTTGCTATATCGCCAGCCGAAGCTGTCAACGCCATAGATGGCGTACACAATCCAAGAAACGATACGTTGTTTGATGTCCACGGTTGAGTCGATGTAAATTCAACATAGAACTTACTGCCGACTGCTGGCTGCATTGTTGCGCGAGCATTAGCCCAATATGCGTTCGTGTTTTGATACCGCAAATTTCCGTTACTCAAGAATGTATTTGAGTACGCGTTGAGAAAATTTATTACTGGGTAATTCCCACGACCATTCCCGCCATCAGCGTAAGGCGTTGGCACATCAATCATGCTGTCGTAGGTAACACCAGTAGTCAGAGAGATGTTGTTGGTTGTCCAGTTGTTGCTGTTGCCAGACGTATCGTAGCCAAGCGTTGTGGTGGACGCATTGTTGTTGAAGTTCAGATAGTAACCGTTAGTCCCATAAGTACCGCTGTACTTGATAGGTTGCCACACACCTGTTGTAGTGTTGTATGCGCCAAACGATGATGGTGTTAGGGCTTGACCGTCAATGAAGTTGACTTCAGTGAGGTAGCCGTCAAAATATGTTCCAGCCGTATATGCTCCGTTTATAACTTGCGCTCCGATTGAGTGCAACGTGCTTGCATGGTTAAATGAATACGTTGTATTAGAAACGGTTGTGCCAGTCGTTGTCTGAGCTACGCCATTTACATAAATCGTCACCGTTGTTGTTGTGGCGTTGTACGACAAAACAATGTGATACCAAGATGAAGGGTCACGATAAACAGCATTTGTAACAAGGTTTACTGTTACAGCGCCACCAGTAAAAAACTGCAATTGGTCTGATGAGTTGAATCTGAACCCGTCATAAGCAGGTGATGCGCCTGTACTGGCATTAAACAATGAACTAATTATTCCAAGAGAACCACGTTTAACCCACGCACTCCATGTCCAAATTTTTTCGTTTGTTGGCGTAGTAAATGTTCTATTTAAATAGGCAGATGCAGACGAACGAAACCGCAAGCTGCGGTTAAGTGTGTAGCCACTTGGGTTGCTTGCAGATAAAACTGGAAACGTCATTACGCCACCGCCTGTGAAATTCCTTGTTGGTACAAGTTTGTGCCATCACTTCTGAACACAAAGTAATCTTTTGCTCCAGCGGCAGTTGACAGAGTTGGCGCTGTGCCGTTTGCCCACTTAAACACTGAGTTCCATGATAGCGTATTTGATCCGCCATTCTGGATCACCGCAAGGGCATAGAACGCACCGTTGGACAAGTTTGTTGGTGCACCCATGGTGCGGTTGGTTGAAACAAACGTGAATGTTGCCACTTGACCTTTTGAGGTGTCCCAAGCAATTGTTGCAGCGTCAGTTAAGTTGATGTTTGGCGCGTATGTTGTGCTTGGGATTGATGTGATGCCTGTCGTGTTGATGGTCATCGCATCAGTCGCAGAGCTGCCAATCACAAGGTGAATTGCGTTTGAGCCGATTGTGCCCAACACCAAGTCGGTGCTGCCAGACAAAAAGAACGCATACCCAGCGGCATTGATTGAGCCTGTGCCAGTGTAACCCGATGAGTTGATACCCACGGTGGCAAAGTTGGTTGTGGCCGTTCCTGAGTCGTTGTAAGCAATGAACTCAGTCGAAGCAGCAGTGCCGTTTGACTTGTTTTGCAAGACGGCTTGCAAATAACCGTTGGTCGTACCAACGCCATTTGACACAATGCCCGTGTCGCTGAAACTTAGCGTGCCACCAATTTGGAAGTTGCTGGTGTTTGACGATGTCAGCGCAGAGATGCTCAAAGACGCCGCAGGAGCAACGAATGTTGTCCCGTTGAATGTAAACGTTGAGCTTGATTGGTACGCGCTGGTGCCGTTGCCATACGGAATATAGTTGGCCGTCAAGCTTGACAAACCTGTACCGCCGTTTGCGACACCCAAGATGCCTGTAACTTGAGTTGCCAAGTTGACAGTACCAATGATCTGTTTTAAGTTGCCGTTGGTATCGTAGCTTCCATCGGTTGTCCAAGTATCCCCAACCTGCAAAGTGACTTTGACAATTGTTCTTGTGCTGGCAGAGTTTACGTATCCCACTGTGACCGTTACCGCCGCTGTGTCGGTGTTCTCGATGGTGATTGTTTTAACAATGCGTCGAGTTGAAGACGATGGTGATGCAACCAAAGTTACCGCAGTGATGCCGTTTAAAACGCCGTCGTTTGCACCCTCAACAAATGTTGAACCGTTGTTGTCGGCGTAAGCTGCAGTGAAGTTTGGATTTGTGGTGGCGGCAGCGCCGGACATGACCGCTGTAATTGATTTTGATGTTGTGTCTAAAATAAACATGAGCAGCCTTTATCCATTGATCCACGCATAAGCGTAAGAGTTTGTTTGTTCAAAACCAACCTGCTCTGCAGGATAGTCACACCACACATTGAGTGCACCCGAAAATGTCACAGCACTGCCAGAGTTGCTTGACGACAAAATGGTTGTGCGTGTCAGTGTTGGCCCTGAAATTGAATACGTACCAATACCAACTTCCCAGTTTCCAGAACTGTCTGTTGCAGTGTAATACGTTGTATTTCCATTTCCAATGACTGTGAAAGATTGAAACCCCGTCACAGAACCTGACAAGGTAAAACTGACAGTCGTATTGGCTGTGCCTGTCTGTTGTACGCGATCTGCTAAAACAAGTGCCATGTTCTTTCCTTATTGGATGTCATTGACATCAGTCCATCCAGCAGAAGTTCCTGTGTCCACCGCACTCCATGAAACGGTTTGCGTATCATCCACATTATTCCAGTTTGCAACCTGAGAGTCCACAATTGCAGCCCAGCCATACAAACTATAAAGCTCTGCAGCAACAAAGCTCTCAAAGATAGATTCGGCAAAATGCGCAACAATGCTGTTCACATCATTGCCTGTAACGTTTTCTACCAAAGATTCCAGAAATGCAGCAGAAGCAACGTAGGCGGCAGCAGGAGAATAGTTTTCAACAATTGAAAAAAACAGTGCGTTGGCAATTGCTTCTACGTCAGCTGATGTAAACGCTTCCGTTACAGACGCTGCAAATTGAGCAGAAATTACATCCGACTCAGCAGAAGTAAATCCTTCTGTATCACTTACACTAAATTGCGCATTGATGGTTGGGGAGTCTGCAGAATTGTAACCTTCAACAATGCCTTCATACAAAACAGCATACTCTGCATTTGTATCGGCTGAAGTGAAAACTTCCGTGATTGTCTCAAGAAACGCAAAAACCTGCGTACTTAAATCTGCCGAACCGAAGTTTTCCGTAATAGAAAACGCATAGACATTATTGCCAAGCGTTGCAAACGGAGTTCTAGCAAATGCGGCTATGCCAAACATCTACCACCCCTTAAGAAGTGGCTGTTGTGCTGTACGTAACGCTGACGGTGTCACCTGCAGTTGTTGCCTTGGCCGTTCCAAACAGTCCTTCCGAGTACAGAGTACCTGCAGTAGAACCTTGCGTATTGACGGCGCCAGTACCCAACACCAAGAAACAACCGTAAACCGTGCCGCCAGAACCAGTGATGGTGTATGTGATGGCGGAAGCAGTTGATGATGTCACGTTGGATGGTGTTGAACCTGTTGATGTGGCAGATCCAAATGAAGCTGTGCCGCGCACTGCAGAGCCGACCACGGTGTAAGCGGTGAACTCCGTCCATGTGTGCGATGCCATAGTGTCAGACGCAGCTGCTGTAAATGTGTTGCCGATCAAACCAAGATAAGGGCCTGTAACGCTGTACGAACTGCCTTTGAGAAAGGTGTCAAGCATCAGTTGTTTGCCCACGGCCACAACCAAATTGGGGAACTCGTCAACCCACTTTAGCTTACCGTCTTTATCGCGGCACTCAACGTGATACCAGCCTTCAACGCCCATGCCCTCGGGGATGGTGGCTTTGGCTTGCATTGTGGCAACAGCGTGGTCACCAAAGTTTGAAATTTCGTTTGCCATGTTAGCTCCTTAAGCGATGCGGATGATCGCTGATGTGTTTGTCACTGCAGGAAATTGTACGGTGAATGTAGCGTTGGATACCTTGTTGCTGCCGAAGTCCAAAACGCAAACAGCCGGGTTGGTTGTGCCGTTGTTCAAATAGATCAAAGCCCCGCGAGCAGTAATTGGGCCAGTCCAAGATGCGTTTGCAAATGAAATGTACGCCGTGTCGCCGCTGGTTCCCGTTGTTGGGGTTTGCGTAATGGTCAACAGTTGGCCACCTGCTGCGTAGCTACCGCCTGTGGTTTCGCCCACGTTTGTGTACGCAGTTGTCGTTTGGTTCAGCGTTGCCGCGTTGGTGTACAACGCAATGTAGTACGTGCCCGAGGTGAAGTTGTACACCCCGTTCATCAAACCTGTTTTGAAGGCGTCGCACGCCCAGTTCCCATTGAACGCCATATCAAGTCACCGCCTGTCTGTACTGGGGCACGCGGTACGCATCGGTTCTTTCCAAACCATCGCCCAAACGTTTGGCCAACTGCAACGCTTCTTTGTACTTGTCGTCATACATCTTGATAACGTCCACTTCACCTTTCATGAAGGTGTATGCTTCAACCAAGCAGCCGTAAAGCAACACAGTATCAAAGTTTTGGCCAAGCCAAGAAGTGCCGCTTGCGTTGGTGATGGAAGCAACAGGCACGGAAAAACCTGAACCTGCGCCCCCAATACTTGTAGCGGCAACGGAAAGCACGTCCCCAGCGGTGTACTGGCATCCAGCCGAGGTCACGGTTACGGTAGTAACAGCGCCGCCGGAAACGGTTACGGTGGCCGTAACCCCGGAACCTGTGCCGCCAGTCAAAGGCACATCAAAATACGTACCATTAACATAGTTGGAGCCGCCTGTTACGGAACCCAGCGCTGCAATTTCGGCCTGAATAATCGACGCGGGGTAGTAGTAATAATGTAATTCAACGCTGTAGCTTTGGTCAGGGGTAGGCCCCATTAAAAAAGACAGGTTGTTAGTGACGCTGCCGCCAGAAATTGTGGGGCCAAACAAAGCGTAGTACGCGGGTTCTCCCGTGCTGGTTGCGGTAGGGTAGGCTTCTCGAATAAAGTTGACGTCTTTGTTCAATAAAAAAGTGTAGTTACCCGAAGGGTCAATAACGGCTAGTGAATACACCGACAAAAAGTCCGTGGGCGCAGACAAATAAGGGCTTGTACTGGTCACTGTCCCTGTCACGTTTTTGCGCAACGAAGGGAACTGGATGACGTTAAAAATGCGCTGTTCGGCCTGCTCGATAAAACGATTAATTTGTGTATTGGTAGAAACAAGTGTGCCGTCCGCCAAATACATTGGCGGGAACTGGTTTTCCGTATACGACTGAATCGCGTTAACGAGTTCTTGGTAGGTCATGCCATTGGGCCTCGGGCCATCACGCCTTTAGTTGCTGCGCCAGTGCCACGGATTTTGATGCCTGTGGATTTTGGTTCAGCAGTGATATTGCCAAGGCTCACACGGCGTGCAGGCATACCACCGGGAGTGGGTTCATCAGCTTTCATGGTATTGGGATCGGTCATGTACTCAACGCCAGAATCGGCTTTGGACATGGCTTTGCCGCTCATGGTGTGAGGTTTGGCGTACACAGAAGCGGAACCCACCTCTTTGCCGCCTTTTTTCATGCTGTACTTGGCCATATTAGCCTCCGCGTTGGTTTTTAGCGCGAGCCATGTTGCGACCCATTGCACGCATGTCTTTGCCGGTAGGACCGCCTTTTTTCAACTTGGTCAAGTTGGTCTTTTTGTTCTCGTGCAACTGTTTGTCGTGCATACCAAAAGCTTTTTTGATGAGCTTCTTGTCCTGAGCCATGTCAGATTTTTCGGTTTCCATTTTTGCCATGATCGACTCCTTACGTCGTTTGAACTGTAACTGTACCAATACTCACGCTCAATGCCAAGTTATTTGGCGTTAGCGCAGCATCAAAATACTCGGAGCCTCCCACTGGGTTCCAACCCCATTGAAAAACCCGACTGCCGCCTTCGTTGACGCCGTACCCTGCTTGAGTCACGCCGCCATTCACTTTTATCTGCAAACCATCGTTGCCAGAAACGTAGTAACTACGGTCTGGGCGCGGGTTGCGCACGCCTTGTGGATCATCCACTGGGAACTCGCCCAAGTGTAACTGCGGATGGTCAGGATCCCAACATGGGCCGCACACCAACAACTCGTAGTTTCTGCCCTTGACGACCTCGCGTTTGAGACCGGTCAGCTTGAAGCGAAAACCACAGCGATCGCACTCCGCAATCGAATTCTTGCCGGATGCAAACCGATTACCCATCAGGTGCCCCCGATGAACATTTGTCTAGGCACGAGACGCAACGCGGCGCGTTCTTGATCTTCGTCTGCTGCCGTCATCCACGCTTCGTCGTACTGCTGCTTCAAAACACCCAATCGCTCCATACCGCCGGGCACTTTGAGCGCAATGTAGTAGGCCAGCCCTGCGGCCATGCAAGGAATAAAGCGAAATGGCACGTCCATCACGTTGACACCGTTGCCGGCATCCTGCGTGCGGCGCAGCCGCCAGTACACAAACTGGTATTGCTGCGAATTGTCTGGGGTTGGCCACACTGTGACGGCAGGCAAGTACTGTATTGACACGGCAGCGCCACTATTGTGCGCAGCGGCGGTTGTGTTGTTTTGCCCACGGAAACAGTTGTACAGATTTGTGCCGTCGGTGTAGCCGTAATTGATGGTTTCGTTATCAATTTGCACAAAACCTGCGTAGGGCATTCCCACAGTGGAGCCAACGGGGATTGTGGTGGCCGTGGCGCTGATTGCCGCCGTCAAAGTGGTGCTGGAAGACGATGTTTGGCCATCCAAACGCTGTACCCACACCTGAATTGGACGCGCTTGCTGCAATTTGTTGGGCAAAGTCGCGTAGGTTGACACGCTGATGCGCGTGATTGTCAAATCCGCTTGTGTGGAAGCCACATTTGCCCCCGTGCGGATAACATGTTCTAGCAAATCTACGGTGTCATTGGGCAGCGCGTAGGTATTTTGACCCGGAACCAAGGTAATTTCGCCTTGGTCAATCGTCCACATGTTGACGCCACGGTTTGCCCAGTCAGCAAACAGTAAGTTTAGGGAACGACGGGCTGTGCGCA